CCTCATCCGTGATGCGCCCCGCCATCTTGGCCTCAGTCAGCAATTGCATCGCCGCTTTGACCCGCTCAACCGCGGCAACCGCCGGATCAATTTGCGAGATCAGCGCCGCCAGATCACGCGCCATTTTATCGTCACCCAAGGGATCCGAACCGCCGCCGCTTGAGGGCTTGGCGGGCGACGTATCAGCTCGGGTGCCTTGAGTTGGGAATTCGCTCCGCTCAAAGCCCTCATAAATTTTCTGCACTCGCACAATCTGGGCCTCAATCGCATCAACTTGCGCCTTAGCAGCAGCCACATTCGCCGCCATTGCATCAGACATGCCAGAGTTACCATTTGCGGTGAGCGGGTTTTGATTAAGCAACGCCTCACCCGCTGCCTGCCGGGATCGCGCCAAAGCAAGCTCAGCGCTGGCCGCAGCCAAGGCCGTGCGGGTTTCATCCAAGTGAGTTTGGATCAGCTCGCCACCTGAGGCCACTGCATCCGCGTTTGACGTGTCCAGAAGATCCAGCGCCTCAACCAGCCGCTTTTCTGCCGCTGCCGCCGTATCAGCCGCCGTTTCACTTTCACCAAACCGCGTTGATAGCAAAAACACCCCGCCTGCGACAGCAGCGACAGCCCAGCCGATTGGCCCGCTGAAAAACGCCATCGCCGCGCCAAGGCCGATCATTGCCACGCCCGCGATCTCAGCATTTTCCGACAGCACCAGCATCACCCGCGCCAGCCCTGTAACCGCCCCGGCAATCGTGGTGCCGAACATTATCGCTGCCTCAACAAAGGCCGGATCCATAATCACGGTTGCCAGCTCCGAAAACGAGCTAACCAGCATGGAAAGCGCCGATTGTAGCGGGCCTCCTGCAACCGCCGCATTCTGAAAATCAATTGACAACTTTTCCAGCAGCGGCGCGAGCTGCACCGCGAGCTGATTGCGCATTCCCTCAAAAACAAAACCAATACGGCTAAGGGCATCATTGGCGCGCTCAACACCCGCCGCCATTTCGCCGGAAATGCTCAGGCCAAATTTCTCAACCTCAGCGCGCGCCGCGCGGATCGACCCAGATCCCTGCAACAGCGCAAGTGATACCTCATTGCTGCGCACGCCAAATTCCCGCATCAGCCCGGCGGCATCCTGCGCGCTCAGGCCCATTTCATTGATGCGATCTGCAATTGCCCCGAACCGGGCGTCAACGTCCATTTCCATCAGCTCGCGGGCATTGAGCCCCAGCGTTTTTAGCGCATCCGCCGCCGGGCCGGTGCCCTCGCGCGCCGCCTCAGCGAGCCGCTTGCCCATCATTTGCACCGCGCTATTCATCACGCCCACAGCAACGCCAGCATCAGAACCGGCGATTTGTAGGGCGCGCAGCCCGTCAATCGTGCCATCCACAGAGCGTGCCATTTTGGCCTGCGCATCGACATTGGCAAGCCCGCCCTTAGCCATTGCCGCCATGCCCGCGCCCGCTGCTGCAAAGGCCGCACTGGCGGCAAGGGCACCAACCTTGGCCACCTTGGCGAAAGAGCGCAAATGCGCCTTGGCCCGGCCAATACCGCGCGCCAAATCTTTGGTATCTGCGCCGATATTGACCTTTAGGTTTCCGATATTTTTTGACATCAAATCTGGTCCCTTTTTGCGCGCACCCGGTGCAATTCCGCAGGATCGCCGCCAAACGCCAAAAACAGTTGCTCAGCGGCACTCATTTGCTCATCAAGCGTTTGTTCTTTGGGTTTTTCAGTGCGGCTCAAAAGCGTTGAAAGATCTGGCAAGCTTTGCGCCCGCGTCAGGGCGGCAACGTGCCAAGCCAGCCAAGCCCGGCCATCCTGTTCAGCAGCGAGGCGGCGGCGCGCGCCTTCTATGCGCGCCACCATTTCACGGGGCGTTATGCGCCAGAACCCATCAGGATCCAGACCAAACGAGACATAGACCCGATGTAATTCGAGCCAATCCCAATCAGCGCGCCCCTCTACTTTTCCGGCGAACCATCCACTTCATTGGCCTCAGGAAATGCGGCGGTGATCGCATCAATCATGATCCGGTCATGTTGCCCCCGCAGCCCATCAATCAGCCGCCCGGCGTCGGCATCGGTTGCATCGGGCTTTTCCCCCAGCATCATCCCCCAAAAGATCAAGCGGACATCCTCAATTGAGGTTTCTTCACCGTTGCCCAGATCGGTGACAATGCCAGCGAGCTTGCGCGGCTTGACCTGATCAAGCGGAAAACCAAAATCAACCGCGTGCTGAAAGGCCCGGCGCTTTTCCTCAGCCTCAACCGCGCACATCGCGTTGGTGGTCAAGATTAAGTTGATCTTTTTGCCGTCAAAATCGGCCGCAATTTCGCCGCGCACTTCGTTTGTCATGGATTCACCTTTCAGGGTGATTGTTTGCTAAAAGGGTGATGGATGTCTAAATAAAGACAGGCTTACCGCCATTGCCCTTGATAGTCATTTCACCAACCATCGTGGTTGTGCTGCCATCGCCGGGCTTCCAACTGGTCACGATGCCGGAAAACTGCATTTTAACACCACCGGGGAAAGTAATTTCAAAATCGCCTTTTTCAGCCAGGGCGGCGGTGTAAAGCGCATCCGAGGCAGAGGGCACATAGTTGAAAGAAACGGTTGCCGGATCGGTATCAAGCATCCCGGCGATGTACTCACGAAACCGATCAGGGCTGGCAAGATGAGTTGCATCAATGGCCTCGCGCGAGATACCGGGCGGGGTGACGTTGGTGATCTCACCAACTGTCACGTAAGAAACAGACCCGCCATCGACGCCATTGCCAATGCCAAAGGTCAGGCCAAAGCCTGTTTTTGCCGCTGTTACGGTCATGTGAAAACTCCGAATTGTCAGGGATTAAAGGGACGGATCATCCGGCGTAACGCCAAAGACGATCTCAAATTTGATCACGCGCGTGCCGAACATCACCGCGCCTTGTGCCTGCGCGATCTCAACCGAAACGGGCCGGATTGAGCGCGCGATGCCGCCGAGACCACTTGAGGCGATTGCGGCCACCTCAACGGCGAGTTGCATATCATCCAGTTGATCAGCCGGATCATCGCCGCGAGCCATCAACACAACATCAAGATAAAGCGTGCGCTCAACCTCAGAAATTGACTGATAAAGAAAGCCCTCAGCCGAGTTGAACACATACAGCGCAGGCAATTGATTTTCCGGCACAGTCCAGCCGATAGGCGCACGGGTGAGGAACGTGACCGGCACCACATCAACGGCGATCCCGGCCCCGGCAAGCGCGGTATTGAACCGCGCGCGCATTTCTTTTGCGACAAGAACATCACTCACAGTACCACCTCCAATTGCCAATTTATCAACGCATCAGAGGCAGGGCTTGCAGACTGCTCAGGAAACAGGGCGCGGTAGACCCCGCCATCCTTGGGATCGACCATCACGCCCTCTGCGAGGTCTGTAAGATCCGCTTTGGATCCGCGAAGGCTGGGCACAAGGGTTTCAACCTCAACGCCACTGGTGCCATCTACGAGGCGCGGCACCATGCGAAATATCGCAACGACATCGACGGCCTGGGCCGTGCCGGGGTGCAGGGTGACGATGCCGCCAAAAGCCCGCGTAAGCGAACTGGCGACACCCTTAAATGGCCCCTGCATTAAGCGCGAATTGCGCCATCCAGCAGCACCTTGCCGATTGACGTAGGGTTGGCGGCTGCCTCAACTGCACAGCCGATTAGGGTATTGGTGCCAACGGTGGTGGTGCATTCCTTGGCGGCATCGTCCCAATAGACCTTTGCCCCCTCCGTCCAAGCCTGCGCGCTTGTCTTTTTCATGCCAAATACGCCGACGCGAACAAGGGTCACACTCTTGCCGCTCAACGCATCGCCGCTGGCAACACCAAACATCTTACTGACCAGAGCGCCCGCACCGGACAGAACGTCATAGGGGGCCGTAACGGTGATGTTCTCGCCGGGCTGAATATAGTTTTTCATCGGGATACCTTTCAGGATTTGGTTGAATTTGACTGATTGCTGAGAGAGTGCCCTCAAACGAGAACAGCACCCCAAAGGGCGCTGTTCATCTTTTTAGGTGATCGCTAGGCGTACTTAACCCCGACGATATACGCCCAAGTGGCTGACCGCGCCGCAGGCGAAATCATGCTCAATTGTGAGCTGAGTACCTTGCGAGCCAAACGGATCCTCAACGCGGATGCGCGGGGCACGCGCGCCGTCAAGATAACCATGCTTGAACGAGTGGGTTTTCTTGGACTTATCCACGGCCAGTAACCACTTATCATCGGTGATTTCATCAGTCACAACCAAGCGCAGGCTTTTCGCCAGTGTGTTCACATGGATTTGCTCAGCCGCCGCGACAGGCGCAAGAAATTCCTCAGCCTCAGTTTGCTTGGTTGGGCCGCAGATCAGCAGCGCCGGGGCATTGGATTTAATCGGGCGACCATCTTTCATCTTGTGGGTACGCATTGCCAAGCGGCCCGCTGCAACGGTTGTTTTGGAGATTGCCCCAGTTGCAGCAATGTTACCGTGATCCGCATGGAACAGCGCGATTTCATCCGATAGGGCCGGATTTGCCAGCAGCATGGCCCAAAACGTCTCTTCTTCAAATTCCGGCACAATCCCGGCAGCGTTCAACAGCACCTCAGCAATCGCACCAAATTGGTCGTTGACCATCAATTGACGGGAAACTGCGATCCCGGTTGCGTAGCTCGCCAATACAATGGACTCTTTGCTATCGCCAAAGGTGCCAAACTTGATTTCACCATTTTCACCGATTTTTTGCAAAGTCGGGAAATTGTCAGGGCGCACAATGTCATGGGCGCGGAAATCGTTGAACTTCATTTCACGCGAAAAGGCGTCAAATGTTGGCTCCGCAATATCATAGCCGGACTCGATAACGTCCTAACTTCGGAAAGATTTGCTGATTCAGGCATCAGATCAGGGTGCATCAGGTTGTCCTGAGACACTGCAATTATTGTCCCAAGCGGGTTCCGCAGTCAAGAAGTGGTCTCACCC